GTACACCACGTGGATGATGGCCCCGGCGCTGAGGTTGTACTCCTCCACAGCGTCGTTGAAGTAGCCGCTGGCGGCCACGGTGGCCTTGGCGTCGTCGGTCCGGTACAGGAAGATCTGCTGGCCGGGGACGCCGCCCATGAGCCGCAGGTCTTTGGTCTGGTAGGACATGATGCTTCACTCCTTGTTGTTGTCCGGCCCGGGGACTACGCCGGGATCGCGGCGTCGTCGTCGCACTCGATGGCCACCACGCCGTCGCTGTCGATGAGCGCGGCCCCGGCGCTCATGATGTTGTCCACCAGATGCGCGGCCTTTTCCGGCACCCAGTCGATGTGCGTCTTGATGCCCACGCCCTCGGCCAGGCCCAGAGAGTCCTTGTGCCACATGAAGCAGGTGCGCGTGCCCGCGGCCAGGGGCAGGCCGGAGTGGAACATCCAGACCGTGCCCAGCCAGACCCGGGTTTCGGCCCCCTTGAGCCAGGGGAAGGCGTCGCCCGCGTAGTCCGAGTTCTTGAACTCCTCGATGGCCAGGAGTTCGTTCCACTGGTTCGCGCCCACGGCCGCGAAGCGCTGGCCGTCGTCCGGCACGTCCTTGTTGTTGAGGTAGGCGAAGGCCTCCAGGACCTTGGCCCTGGTCAGGCCCGTGGCGCCCACGGGGATGACCTTGGAGGCCGTCGCGGCCTTGGAGATGATGAGGTCGTCCATCTTGCGGCCCACGGCGAAGGCCCCGATGTTGGCGATCACGCCCAGCTCGTCCACGTTGGTCTTGGCCTGGTCCAGGGTGTCCACATAGTCGGCCGCGTACCAGTCCTCCAACGTGACCGTGACGCTGGAGCTGCCGGCACCCATGATGGGCACGTTGCCGTTGCGGGCCTTCTTGCCGGCCTGGCCGCGCCCGGACTTGGGGAACTTGTACTGCGCGCTGTTCACGCCAGTCACCAGGCGCACGGCCTTGCGCAGCTTGGAGCCGCGCTGCTGGTAGGCCAGGTGCACGGCGGCCTCGTATTTCACGATGAAATGCTGTTCGATTTCCATGGCCATGACTCATTCCCTCCTGGGTTGATCAGCGCTGTCCGCTGAGCTTTTTGCAGGCCTCTTCGACCTGCGCCACATAGGCCGGATCGCGCGTGTCCGGGTCGGCATAGCGCGGATCGGCCATCATCTTGACGATGCTGGCCTTGGTCACTTCGCCCGCGCCGCCGGCCGGGGCCTCGTATTTGATCTTGCCCTCGGCCACCAGGGGCGCGAGCTTGGCGAAGGCCGCGAGCACGCGGTGGTCGCTCCCGGCCCGGCCCAGGGCCTCGATCAGACCCTCGCCGCCCAGGGCCAGGGCGGCCTCCTTGGCCGCGTCCAGAACCTTGGCCGTCTCGGCCCCGTGCGTCTTGCGCAGCTCGGCCACCTCGTTGGCCGAGAAGGTCTTGAACTCGGCCAACTCCGTCTCCTGGTTCTTGATCCCGAAGGGCATGGCCCAGGCGAGCAATCCCTCGAACTGCTGCGGCGTGAGCCCCAGGCCCAGGGCGGCCTCCTTGAAGCTGGCCCCCACGGCGTCGTCGAGGTCCACGCCCTCGGGGGCCTCGGGCATGACGTAGCCTTCCGGCTTGTCCGGCACGCCCAGGGCCTGGCGGAACTTGGCCACCTCCTCGGCCGAGGCGTCCTGGCCCGGGATCTTGACCATGCCTTCCGTGCCCTTGGACACCTGTCCGAGCAGGCCGAGCACGGCCTCGTTGCCGTTTTTGAATCCCTTGAGCGCCTCGTGGTGCTCGGCAGGCAGCCCGGCGAACCAGGACTCCCCGCCCTGGCCGCCCTGACCGTCCTGACCGGCCGCTCCGGCTCCCGCCTGCGCGGCGGCGTCGCCCCCCAGGGCCGCACCTCCGGCGGCCAGGGTGCTCCCGGCTTCCTGTCCCGCGGTCCGTCCGCTTTCCTCAGCCATTGTCGTCCTCCTGTCCGCCCGCGCGGACCGGCTCCATCATGGAGCGAATGTGCAGCACCACGCTGCGCCGTCCCTCGTTGAAGGCCGTGCGGTGCGGGTCACCGGCTGCGAAGCTGCACCGGTCGGCCCCGCCGAACCGCTCCAGCTCCTGCATGACCAGGTCGCCGTCGGCCGAGTTGAAGAGCCGCAAAAAGGCGGCCCGGGTCTCCATCACGCGCTTGTTGTGAGCATCGCTCATGCGCCCCCCAGCAAATCCTGCAACAGGTTTTTATCCTCGCCGGTCGAAGCCCCGGCGGCCGTGGCCGCGGCTCGGACCGCCTGGTCCGCGGCGTCCAGGGCGGCCTTGGTCTGGGCCGCCTTGGCCCGGGCCTCGCGGATCGCATCAACGTCCCGCTGGGCGCGCATGTTGTCCGGCGGCACGCCCACGGCCTCGGTCACGGTGGCCGTGATCCTGTCCGTGTCGAAGTTGTCCATGATCCCGAGCGGGTCCCCCTCGCCCACGAGAGGTTTCAGGATCTCCAGGGCCTGGGTGATGGCGCGCGCTGTCCTGGCGCTGGGCCTGGGCCACGGGCGAGGTGTAATGGATCTCCAGATCGTCGATGGTGAGGCCTCGCGGCGGCCGTTTGATGGCCCCGCCCCGCATCGCAACCGCGAATACCCGCCGGATCATGAGCCCCAGGTACTCGGCCTGGAGGCGGCCCATCACGGGCGCCAGGGGGCCCATCTTGCGGCTGTCCTCGATCATGACCTGGTAGGCGGTCTTGGCGGGGGCGTCCGGCGCGTCGAACTGGTCCACCATGAAGATTTGCTTGATGGAGGACCGGCGCTGCTCCATCATGTACTCGGTGGCCTTCAGGTCCACGGCCACGGGCAGGGCCTCGATGCGGTCCGTGCTCCCCGCCCTGTAATAGGAAAGCCCGCCGGGTCCCGCATGAATCTGGCCCAGGTAGCCGTCGTCCGGCACCATGAGCGGCGGGTCGCTCATCTTTTCGGCGGCCAGCAGCGCGGTGCGGGCCATGGCGTTGAGCACCCGCACGTCCGAGAGCGCGGTCAGGCCCGGGCCGCGGCCGTAGGTCTCGCCCACGGCCTTGGACCAGCGGGGCGCCATGAAGGGCATCTCCAGGTAGCCGGACTCTTCCAGCGCAGTCTTGGATTCCACTTCCAGGAACACGCTGGCCCAGGGGAAATTCGCGTTGCCGGATCCGGCAGGATCGCGGTCCAGGCGGGGGTACACCGCGTGCAGGATCTTCACCGGCTTGTGAGGATCCTTCGTGGCCAGGTCGCGCACGGTCTGGGAACAGGCTTCCCTCCACTCGCTCTGCACGGCGTGGGCGGGCATCTCGAACTCGCGGAACACCGTGTCCACCACGCCCTGGGGCGACTCAGCCACGTAGATCTCGGACAGGGGCCGGGCCGAGAACCGGACCACGCTCCGCGGGTCGCTCTCCACGTAGAGCACGGCCACGCCGAACAGGGCCAAGTCCAGGTACAGCTCGTGGGCCGCGGCCTGGAACCCCGAGGCGTCCGAGGAGAACAGCCCCTGGAGCGTCTCCAGGCTTTCGGTCAAGTAGGCCTTGACCTCCGTGTCGTCGGTCAGACTTTTGCGGTCGGCCTTGAGGCGGAGCCCGAACCACTGCATGTTGGCGTTGGTCAGCAGCCCGCCCAGGCGCGAGGCCAGCACGTCCAGGCAATGGCAGGGCGTGGAGTCGAAAATCTTCTCGTCCCCGGCCCGGGCCTGGCTCCCGCCCGAGAACTGCTGCGCCTTGCGCGGCAGAAAGTAGTCCGCCAGGTCGCGCCACGTGGAAACCCACGGATCGCGGTCTTTCTTGAGGCCCCCCAGGCGGGTGAGAATGCGCTCGATGTCCTTGGCGTCCATCTACTGCCCCAGCTTGGTTTTGTATCCGGACGAGGTCGTGGCCGCGGCGTCGGTCAGGCCTGAGGACCCCGTGGCGATGGTCGAAACCACCCCGGCGCGGTTCAAGGCCGCGCGCCGGCGCGCCGTGTTCTCGCGGCCCTGCTGCCGCGCCCTGGCGTCCTTCTCTTCCTGCGCGGCCTCGTCGGCCTTACGCTGGGCCTCCAGCTCCGCGGCCGACGGCCCGGACGGGGCCTTGGCCCCTCCACCGAAAATACTGCTCACCACACTGCCCATCACATCCTCCAGAGGTCGGTTACGGCCCGCACCTGGCGCTCGCCGCCAGCGCGGCGGAACGGGTCGAAATTCACGATGGTCTTGGTCTGCCTGGGACCGCTGCGCTCGGGGCGGAAGCCCACCGCGAAATACCGGAAGGCGTCCGTGGCGTGGCTGGTCCAGTCGTGCAGAGGGTGGTCCTTGAAGTCTCCCATGCGGTCGTTGAACTCGCGGCGGAAGTGGATCAGGGCCTCGATCCCGGGATCGCAGCGGGTGCGGTCGAACCACATGCGCGGCAGTATGGCCCGGACTGCGTCGATGCCGTCCTGGATCCCCACCTGCGGACAAATCGTGAAGCGCAGCCCCAGGGACCTGGCTATCTCCAGGCGGGACTTGCCCGAACCCAGCTCGCGCACCCGGATGTCATGGGGTGCGATGTGGCTGCCATAGGTGTAGGGCTTGCCGCCCAGCACCTGGACGTAATGAGGCAGGCCCTCGCCCGAGGCCTCGTAGAAGTCGATGGCCGCGAACTTGCCGCCCGGGTGGGCCTGGAGAAACCAGATCGAGGTGGAGTCGGACACGCCCAGGTCCCAGGCCGTGTGCACGGGCAGCGTGGGATCGTAGGGCACGTCCGTGATCCGGCCGGACCGCTCGGCATCGGCCATGAGCGCCGCGAAGTACGCGCCGCGGATCGCGGCCGTGAAGCTGCACTCGAATTCCTGTTCATACTCCTCTGGGCTCATCTCGCGGCGCGCGGCGGCCAGCTCGTCGGGGTCCAGGATCCCGGTCTCGCTGGCCCTGTACATGGCCGCCAGCCAGTCCGGGTCATGCTGGGCCTGCTGGTACAGCTGGTAAAAGAAATCGCGGCCCTGGGGCGTGCCGATGAACAGGGCGCAGCCCTTGCGGTCGGCCAGGGCCGGACGCAGAATCTGCGTCCACAGGTTGCGGGGCATCTGGGCCACCTCGTCCATGACCAGGTCGTCCAGGTAGATGCCCCGCAGCGCGTCCGGGTTGTTGGCTCCGTAGAGCCGGATGGATTTGACCCGGCTGTCCGGGACGACCTGGCCGTCCTGGTCCCGCTCCACCCGGCCGCTGGGGATGTCCACGCGCAGCTCGGCCTCGTTGAAGGTCGCCCCTGCGATCCGGCCCGCGTAAAATTTGAGGTAGTCCCAGGCCACGGCCTTGGCCTGCTTGAGCAGAGGCGCGACGTAGGCCCCGCGGTAGTCCGGCTTGTCGCTGGCCAGTGCCCGGCGGATGAGCCGGTTGATGGCGTAGATGGTCTTGCCGAAGCGGCGGTGGCAGACCAGCACGGCGAAGCGCTTGGACCGCATGGCGCGGTGCAGCTCGGCCTGCTGCGGCCGGGGCTTGTAGGGCAGCACGATCCTACGCATCACCGTCCTCCAGGACGTAGGTGATGGGTTCCTTGCCCTGGCCGTCCTTGGTCTCCTCGCGGCCGTGCCTGGCGGTCCGGGCCAGGCGTTCCAGGATGGCGGTCAGATCCTTCACGTCCCGCACCTTCAGGTCCGGCGAGAGCAGCAGCGCAGCCAGGCGCTGGCGCACGCCCTGTTCCAGGGCCGCGATGTCCCCGGCCTCGGCCGGGACCTCGGGCAGGGCCTGCTGTTCCTGGAACCTGGGCGCGGCTTCGGCCTTCAGTGCCCGGGCCGCCTCGATCTCCTTGAGGGCCAGGTTCTCCATGGCCGCCACCGCGAAGCCGGTCTGGGCGTCGGCCGTGGAGATGAGCGACTTGAGCAGCTTGGAGCGCGCGCGGATCTTGTCCGCCCGCAGGTCGGACTCGGCCTGCGCGATCTCGTCCCTCTTGCTGCGCCAGCCGTAGGTATCGGCCCAGCGCCGCAGGGTGGAGTCGGCCACGCCCAAAGCCTCGGCCACCTGCTCGAAGGTCATGCGGTCCACGCAGTACAGTTCCTGCGCTTGCCACACGGTTTCCGGATCGTGCTCGCGGCCCATGCTACTCGCCGATCTCCCTGGCCAGGATGGCCAGCTTGCGGTCCACGGCCCCCAGCTCGGCCAGCTTGCCGGCCAGGTTCCCGGCCAGCACCACAATCTCCTCGGCATCCAGGGTTTCGGGCTCGGCCAGGGGATCCAGCAGATCCCGCAGCCGGTCCCGCTGGGCCTGGATGTCGGCCGCCAGGCCCAGGCGCTGCGTGCGCAGCTCCACACGTTGGCCCAGTTTCTTGGCGTACTCGCTCATTTCGTATCCCCTCGGAATTCGATGATGGCCGTCAGCCTCTCCAGCGCCTTGGTGGCCCCAGCGATCAGAGCCATGTGGTCCTTGGACAGGCGATCATACCCCTTCACCAGCTCGACGTTGTTCTCGTAAAACCGGATAACCTGGGCGTGGTTCTCACCCAGCTCCCGGAGCAGGTCCTGGGTGTCCTGGCGATACCGGTCGAGGGTCTTGCGGGATTCGGACCGCATATCCTCGACCATCTTGGCGACCTGGTGCCCGCGCAAGTAGTCGATGCCCAGCACGGCCAAAAGCACCACGGCCGGCCCCGAGAGGACCACGAGGATTATCCCGCCCGGGCCGAGCTGCTGGAGCACCCCGGCGACGGTCTCCAGCGCGGTCACAAGGCGCATGATCTGTTCCATGTCCACGGCTACCGCGCCTCCTGTTTCCAGCTCTCGACCAAGTCGATGAGCCGGTTGAGCTGATCCCGGATGTCGTTGCAGAGCTGGCCGTTGGCGTCGGCGTTGTCCAGGAGGTCCGCCTCGGTCAGCCCCGAGTCGGCGTCAGCGGGATCGGCCGGGCCGGACGCTCCAGCAGGTCGTGCGGGATCAGGGGCGGCGGGCACGGCGCGATCACCGGGGGCGGGGGCGGCACGGATCGCGCGGTTGTACAGCCCCACAAAGCGCAGGCTAAGACGGCGCAGAGCAGCAGTCTGGGCAGCATAGGCGGCGATCTCCTTTTTGAGGGTCCGGGACTCGGCGGCGTTCGCCGCCTTGGACTTGGCCAGCTCGGCAGCCAGGCCGTCGGCCTTCTCGGCCCGGGCCTGGTAGCGGGACCGGGCCTCACGTTCGGCCCCGGCGGCCACCTCCCAGCGGTCCGCCAGCTCCACGGCGTGCTCGGCCGTGAGCGTGGCCAGGGCCGCATCTCCCTTGGCTTTGGCGAAGGAATGACCCAGCCAGGCCCCGCCCGCGAAAACTACGAGCAGGATCAGGATCATGCCGACCGGCGACTTGAGCCACTTGAACCCCTTGGCCAGCATGGGCAGGACCTCCAGCGCGACACCGCCGATCATCGCAGCACCCCCCGCCCCCAGGATGCGTACAGGGGCTCGAATTTCTGGACCTGGCGCGGATAATCCCGGTTCTCGCGCCAGGCGGCTTTGGACCGTCCGGCGTTGACCACGGCCACCTGGCCGTCCCAGCGGCCCGGGTCCAGGCCGCTGCGCGCGGCCAGGGCGCGGTCTTTGAAAAGCCAGCCCAGGCCGCCGTTGTACGAGGCCAGGGTCATCTGCCAGCGGTCCCGCGCGCTCGCGGCCCGGATCCTGTCCAGGAGCCAGGCGTCGTAGGCGCACAGGGCGCGCAACGCCCAGCCGGGATTCCAGGCGTCGGCCAGGCCCAGGTCCGGCCGGATCTCGCCCAGCCAGGTGGCGGTATCCGGCATGATCTGGCCCAGGCCCTGGGCCCCCACCGCTGACCGGGCGTCCTCGCGCCAGCGGGACTCGGTGTGCACCTGGGCGGCCAGGGTGGCCACGGGCGCGGCCAGGCCCAGCTCGCTGCGGGCGGCCCGGATGAGCGCGGAGCGGTGCGCCAGAGCCTGGCGCGGCACATCCCCGGCGGATGCCGGCAGCGCGAAGATCGCGAGCAGGATCAGGGCCGCGGTGATGAGGGTGACGGCCAGGGCGATCCAGGTGGCCAGGCGCGACGTGGTCACAGCCCCAGCCCCACGCAGAGCATGGCCCCGGTCACGAGCATGGCCTGCCGCAGCATGGCCAGGCCGAAGACAAGCAGGTAGTCCCGGACCACGGGGTAGTCCGCGTCGCCCGGGCGGTTGGCCCCGGGAGTCTCGCGGTGGTCCCTGCACAGGTAGCCGGCCGGGTCCGCGTACACGAACAGAACGCGGTCCAGGCAGTAGCCGGCCACGCCGGCCAACAGGCAGAGCGTGACCTTGTACAGGACCACGGGCAGCTGCTGGGGCGCGACCGCGCCCAGGACGGCCAGCAGGGCCACGTCCAGGGCCAGGGCCAGGCCGTACCAGGCGCGTTCGCTCCTGAGCCGGGCAACGAGCTTGCGGATCACGGGGACCTCCTGATTCACCCCGGCGCTGAGCCGGGCGTTACGCCTATGCCCCTGGCGCGCGTTTTGGACTGGTTTTAGACTAGTTCCACACCCGTCCAACGGGCATGACCCTACCCAAGGGCCAAAATGCGGCAGAGGGCCATCGCAGGCCCCAGAATAGGGTAGGCCCGGGAAAGGCGCAGAACTACAGGGACAGGAGGGACGGTATGGAAGGGATAATGGAGGTCTATCTGTCCACGCGATCCATCTCGGCGCGCA